GCGGCGATGAGTGGGGCGGCATCGTTGAGGAACCCGTCCTTGCTGGCGTGGTTGATAACCTCCTCGGCTTGAGCGTTCGTCATGCCCGCAGAGGCTTCCTTGTCCAGCGGCGTCAGGGCGTTTGTCTGCACCAGCGTGTTAAGCTCGGCCATCACCGTGGTCGTGCCTCTCTTGCCTTCGGCTATATCCTCCATGATCTGGGCGCGTTTAATCTCTGCTTCTTCGGTGCTCAGTGGGGTGTGCGTCAGCCAAGTCACGGTGTTGCGGTCCTTGGCATGGAGTGCTTGCAGCAGTACGTTGGCCTTCTCCTCGATGGCTTCCTTGGTGGTGCCGCGCTTCTTGGACAACAGGTCAAGCTCCCGGTCTATAGGCTGTACATAGGCAGCGTCAGCCTCGTTGCGGAACCGGCTGTAGTTGTTGGAGTACCGCAGGGTTTCGTTCAGCATGGTCTGTACCGCCGGCAGTGCCTCGCCCTCACCAAGGTCACGAGCGGCCACGGCCAGCAGGCGCACATAGCCAGTGGTGGAGGTGAGGTCGAGCATTTTACCGAGCAGGCCCTTCTCCACTGCGGCTTCTGTTTTTACCTTGAAGTCCTCGTGCACGCGCAGCGAGGCCGGCTCAACTGCTGCGGCATTGGACGCCAAGTACCGCTCCAATGCGGTCTTGTTCTTGGCCCGCGTAATGGCAAAGTCGGTGGACTTGATGTAGTCGGCAAACGCCTGTGTCGATGTGAACTGCAACCCGGACCGTTCCGTGCGCGTCTTGAACTTGTTGTACAGGGTCGGGTCCGTGCTCAATTTACCGTCCTGCGCCAAGGACAGAAGGAACTCCTCGGCCAACTCGTTCGGTGGGGCGTCCGGGTATAGCTTGCGCAGTTTGTCCATGCGGGCTTTGTACTTCCGCTTCTGGCTTTCCTTCTCCACGTCACCCATCAAGAGGTTGTACTGCCGCTCGCTCAGTAAAGCCTTCAACCCGTAATGCCGCAACTCCTCTTGGATAGCGTTATGGGCGTCCTCTTTGCTCGCCAGCATGGACCTGTTGACGAGAATGATACGCTTGTTCTTGTCCATCGTATCCTGCGCCAATAGGGCACGGTACCCTTCATCCATCGGAGCGTACATTATAGCGTCGGCGGACTCATCGGACTCTATCGGTATAATGGTGATGGGCCGGTGCCGGATTTTGGCCTGTGCGGCGTCAACCACAGCACGCAGGTCCTGCATGGGCATGGGCTTCTCAGGTGGAGCTTCGGCACGGGATGCTCGGGTCTCGTTGCCGTTGGTCTTGAGCCAAGCCTTGCGCAATCCGCTAAATGCGGCTGCGGCCCTCTTAGGGTCGGATGGTGGGTTGGCAAGTACGGTGTGTATATGCTTCGCAAGCTCAGCCAAATCCTGTTTGTCAGTTATGCTGTACTGGCTCATTATCGGAGCAACGTCGTTTAGGCCTTTCAGCCGCCCTTCGGCGTGGAGCAAATTAATGTGAGTCTTGGCCACCTCCAAGTTTCGTATGGGTGAAGCGCTTAAACCCGGCTGTATCGTAGGTGGTTTGGCTTTTACTTCGGAGTTTGTATTAAATGGAGAAATAGGCTTCTCGCCTTCTGCTGCGTCCAATGCCTCTTCTGCTTTCTTGAGGTCGTCCTTCAGATCACGCGCTATATGATCTCCAAGGTCAAGCTCTCCCTGCACGGGCGCATCTGCCGCATCTCCTTCCGACTTGTTGATCTCACCCAAGCCCGTGATGGCACCATCCACTTCTCCGATAACTCCCTCCGCCTCTTTAGCAGATAGTGTTGCGCTCTTATTAAGCTCCTCCACTTCAGCTTCAAGCGTGGGGTTTTTGGCGTTAGCATTAACTGCGTTAAAATCACCCAAAGGGGGGGTGCCTTCGTTATACTCCACACCACTTTCTGTTGTGCGCTTAGCCTTCAACTTGTCGCCGGGCAATAGGGGTGTAGCCTCCACAGGTTCACTCAGCCGCTCGGCGATAGTTTTAGCAAACGGGCCAAGCTCGTCCTCTTTGTCTATGACTTCCTTACCCGCTGCTATGTCGGCCAGCAGCATTGCTTCGGCGTCAAGCGTCGTGTCGGTGCCCGGATATGACCCATCAGCCTTGACATAAGTCAAGTCCCCCTCCTTGGTGCGAATGATCTTGAGGTTGTCAGTCGAAGCGATGATGTCTGCGTTCGGCTGGAGTCGGAAGTTATCTCCAAGCGCCACCTCCCGCGCTGCTGCCATGCGTGCAGCTTCTGATGCGAGGGCTATCTTGTTTGCTTCCACGCCGTCCTGTTCCGTAGGGGCAGGCTCAGTGCCGCTTGCTTCTTCTGTCGAAGTCAGGGGTGTAGACGAGGCCCCGCCACTTGCCGGAGTCGGGGGTATAGATGAGGATGTAGACGAGGGCGCCTCGCCGCTCGTGTCTTGAAAGTTCCCCACCTTGCCCAGTACCGTGCCTCCACCAGCAGCCGCAGCACCCATCACTGCGCCCAGAGTCGCGGATGAGTACACGTTGCCACGGTTCGCCGTAGCAAACGGAGAGACCCCGGCCTTGGGGTCGGTGCTGTCAATGGCGACATTGGAGGCGTAGGCGACACCGCCTTCCTCGATGGCTTCACCGATGGCTTCACGCCCCGCCTTGCTGGCTATGGTCCGCACCAGCCCTTTGCTCGTGGCGGCACGGGTGAGTGCTGCCCGCCCATGGCGGGTGACGAGACCGGCAACCAGCCCTTCGGATGCAGGGGCTAGGAACATACCAAGAGTGCCAGCCGCGAAGCCGAGACCCCGCGCTACGTTGCCCTGTGCCTGCTTGAGCTTGGCCACGACTTCTTCATGCGTGGGTTCCCTGCCATTATTCTTCAGGATGAGGTTGCCAAGCACCTGCCGGTAGCCGATGGTCGCCCGCAGTGCGTCCTTGTCCATGCTGTCGATGTACTGGTGCACACCCTTGACTGCGTCCTCGGCCTGAGCGCCAGCAATGGCGCCGAAATAGGCGGCCTTTCCAGCCTTGCCCGCCTTGAGTGCTTTGCCGAACAGTCTAAGAATAGCCCTGCGGCCACCGCCGACGACACCACCAGACCCGGCGATGAAGCCGATACTTTGCGCTGTGAGAATGGCCATGAGCCGGGGTGAGGCCATGGCGTAGGCTGCGGCGTCTCCCCATGCACCCTTGTCAATGAGGTTGTTCAGGGTCTTAAGCTCGCTCTTGGCGTAGTCAGACATGTTTGCACCAACCGCATCTCCGGCACCGTGGATCGTGTCGCTGATGGCCCGGCCCCAGTCGGCTAAGTCCGTATGTTTCAGCCAGTCCTCCTCGGCGCCGAACGCCTCACCGACATACTCGATGGCGCCGCCGCCCGTGTTGCCTATGAAATCAATGAGGTTGCCCGCAGCGGAAATGGCCGAGCCGATGCCGGCATAGAACGTATCGGCAAGGGCAGAGCCTTCATAGTCCCCCTTCTTCTTGAGGAACTCGGCCCGGCGCTCCCGGTTGAGCTTGCGTGCGGCGTCCTCGGACTGCTCCTTGGCCAGCAGGGGTTGGTACGCGGTCAGCGCCGCATTGGCCTCGGCCTTGGCGACATACATGACTTCGGCCTTGGCCCGGCGCAGTGCCTTGGCCTCATCCATGCCTGCGGCAATGTACCGGTTAGCGCGATCACGCAGGGCCTTTTGCGCCACCAATTCCGCAAAATCACGCTTGGCTTTCTCGAACGACTTCGCATCTTCTATCAGTGCCTGTTTTCCATTGGGGCCTGCTGCGTCCGTGAGGAACTTGTCGAACGCTTTCTGGTACCCGGCCAAGACTGGCGTCGGGGAGAAGGGCGAGACCTTGACCTCGGGAGAAGTCGGGTCCACCTTGACCGGCTCCACGGGCGGAGCACTGGTCGGCTCGAACGCACTCTTGGGCAGCCCCGGTGTAACCGTCGGCGTCGGAGCCGACCCGAAGGGGGAGGTGGAGGGGGCAGGCGTAGGAGGTGTAGTACCCAGCACCTCCACGGGAGGCTGCTCAGGGTTGGCGCTTTTCGTGAATGGGCTGCTGATGATCGGAGGCTGGTCCGGGTTGGCGTCCACGGTGAACGGACTGCGGGTAGGCTGGTCAGCCATGTGCGGCGCTCCTATTTCAGGTTGGCTACCACGTTGCGTAAGGTCGCCTTCATGTTGTAGCCGTATGGATCAGTGACGGGCTTAGAATACCCGAAGCGGGACAGCGTGTCTATATTGCCCCCAAGCTGCTGGCTGAGAGGGTCGAACGCCCGCTGCAAATCACGCTGCTGGTAGAAGTCATTCTGCTTGGCCTGCGTCAGGGCAGCGGGGAACCCTTGCGGACCAGCCCCACCTTGAGGTGGTGGCGTCACAGGCTCGGCCAAGGCTGTCGGCAATGACGGGGCGCTGTAACTGTCCGGTGAGGCCAGTGCCTCCGGCGGACCCTCGGGCTGCATGGCCTCCATGGGGCCATCCTCGTTATCACCATCCAGCATATCGCCGAGACTGACGACCACGGCGCCGGGGGCAAAGGTGCGGGCATGGGCGAGGAACAGCTCCAGCATCTGCTGGAGCGCACCAACACCAAGCATGTCCATGGCTGGCGCCATCTCCGGTTCGGGCGGAGTGGCGTCAGGGTTATTTAGCAGTTCTTGCAGCGTAGGCATTTATGCGTTCCTGTGCTTTGTCCATATCTATGGCGTCCCTGATAGCGGCCATGTACAGTAACGGATCGCGGTACTGCTTGTAGTTCTTGTACGCTTTATCGAGGAAAGCCTGCGTCTCAGGGTTGGGAGAAGTGTATAACTCAGGGATACGGGTTACGGGAAGCCCTTCCCCCATGAGATCACCGATTACTTTTAGCTTGGACAGGGCGTACTTTGCATCACGAGTCGGTGTTGACGGCGTCGCAATGGGGGTCGTAGAGTCGGGGGGAGTGAGCACCGGCGGAGAAACATGACTGTTCACCCCATACACCGGACCCAGTACATCCTTGAGCGTAGCCCCAAGTGCGGCCATATTACGCCGGCCCACAGATGTTGGGTCTGGAGTGGTCATGCGCTTAAGCGCATCGCTGAATGTCTCGTCCGCTCCACTAGGGGATGCGTAGCCGGGTGCCTTGACACCAGCGAGATAATCTTTAAGCCCACGTGCGAGAGTGGCATTATCGGCTTTAGACGTAACACTAGCGCTAAATGGCACGGGAGCCTTCGGGGGAGCTAACCCTTTCTCCATGGTGACAGGATCAGCCTCCGCTGCCGAGGTAAGCCCCAACCTGTCGAGCACGTTCTTGCCGAATATAGGCGCCGTGTCCTTGGCCGGGGCGCTCTCTGTGCTGCCTACTCCGCCCATGCCAAACCCAAGCTCGGACATGGGCTTGAACGCAGCGTCTGCGCTGATGGTGCCACCCCCAGTCAAGCCAAGCCCTGCTGGAACCCCCAGTGATGTGCTAGAACCAGCAGAGACCGCCTTGGGCACGCTCCCCTTGCGGCTACCACTGCTCAAGTTAAGAGTCTTGCCCGTGCGTCGGCCCCCTCCACCACCTCGCCCAGAGGCGCCTAGGGCCTTTTGCAGCGCTAGGGCGCTGCGCATCATTTCAAGATAGTGCTTCTGCGCCTTCATGGCGTCGCTCTCGCCTTGGCGGAACCCGTCAAGCATGGACCCAAAAGGATCAGCGAACACCGTGGTCTTGTCGAAAGTTGCCATTATGTCAGTCCTGATGTCTGGATTGTGCCGACGTACCCACCCACATGCACCATGCCGTTGGACCCGCCAAGACCGCCGTCGTTGGCGTTGCCTTGGATCATGCCGCCTGACATCGGGCTGTACGGACTGGACATGGCAGTAGCGCCTGTATGCCCTTGCGTACCCTGACCAAGAAACTGGAAGCCAAAGCCTCCGCCACCCATGCCGGACCCCATGCCGAAGGGAGATACATTCATGCGGCCCAGAGCGTATCCGGCGGAGCGGAACGCACCATTGGCGAGCGTGCCCCAGAAGTTGCCCATGTTCGAGTAAGCGTTGGCGATGGGGCCATAGGCGTCAATCTGGGCCTTGTATGCATTGCCCACAGCGTTCAGCCCCGACACCACCGTAGCCGTGCCTTGGTTCAGTCCCGACACCACGGAGGCTCTCATGGAGTCCACGATCTTGATGCCGTCGCTACGGCGCTCCCAGTACCACGCATCAAGCGCACGCTTGCGGCTCTCCTCGAACCGGTACCCGTGGTTGACCGCGTCAACCTTGGCCAAGGCCGTGACGATGGAGAACTTCGTCGCGTCGTCACAGGCGCGTCCGGTGTTGTACTTGCCGCACATGCGCCGCTTCATGAGCGCCGCCCGGTCGAACTGGGCCTGCACCGAGCCGAGGGTGCGCCCCTCCTGCACGGAATACTCAGGGCTGTACTCTTTCAGGCGAAACGCATCAGCCGTATACCTGTCCTCGTAATTGGAGAAGTTGGTCTTGAACCGGTCAAACAGGTCACGCTGGCGCATATGCGTCGGCAGCAGCACATCATCAAACGTCCGTTGTGCCAGCACGAGGTACTCCTGCTGCTGGCGGCGAATGTCCTCAGCGATCCTGATCTGTTCCTTGAACAACTCGTACTGCTTCACCATCGCGTAGGTGCCAACAATCCCCGACAAAATCGCCTGCCACGCATCACGGACCGTGAGGTACGACATGTACTTATCGTGCATGGCCTTGGCTGTCTCCGCCTGCTTCGCGGTCGCCTTGTACAGGTGGGCCTCAGCAGCCTTCTTGGTTGGTGGTGCGCACATAGCTCCTCGCTTACTCCATGGGGACGCGGTCCTTGAGGGCCGTTAAATCCTTGAACAAATCGGCTGACAACTTCCGGTACTGATCCGGCTTGGCATGAAGCATCAGGGCTGCCGAGGCAATTTGGTGCAAGGCGTTCATGCAGGACAAACCCTTCATGCGAAGCTCCATCTGCTTCTCGGTATCATCCGGGCGAGCCTCTCCCTCAAGGTCAAAGAACACCGCAGCATCAAGCCACGAGTTCACCGATACCGCGAATACTGTCCATAACTGGGCCGAGTGCTGCTGCCAGAACGGGTTGCCGGGCAAGCCGTAGGCGAAGTCCACCAGCATCTGCATGACCCCCTGCGCCAAGTCTGCGCCCGGCTTGGGGTTCACCACCGCCTCCCGTGCGGTTCGCACCATCGAGTACAGCGACACGACGCACTCGACCGCAGCCGTGTTCTCCTCGAAATACTTGAACAGCGTGCGCCGCAGTTCGTGAATGTACTCGTCCCTGTATCCTTCTGCCCTCGCCATGATCTTTACCCCTACTCCCTGTTCTCGGTAAGCTCTGTCTTGGACGTGGCGACGTGGACCTCGTGGACCCGTACCCGCCCTTCCAGCTTGATCTGCCATTCAATCGCCCGGCCAGTGCGGGGAAGCCCGAACGGTTCCGACGACTGTACGTCACGAGTATAGCGCAGCCTGCCGTCCCCGTACAGGGAGAACTTGATAGGTGCGCCGTAGTCAGCCACCACCTTGGCGTTGGTGAAAGAGGTGCGGCCTGACATCCTGAACAGCTTCGACTGCCAGACGTAGTCCCGTGGGGTCGGGTCCTCGCCAAGAGCACGGATGATACGGTTGGCGTCAGCGTAATAGAGCCGCCCATCCCGGCCAGAGTGGACCGCCGTGGGCGCCCAGTCGAAGGTCACAAGCTCTCCCGTGGACACAACACCCTCTGATGCGTCGTTGACATCAAGGATGAACCCCTGCCCCGCAGGGGTCCGGGCTGCGTAATACTTGCCGTTATGCCAAGCGGCGATATTCGGCACGAACTCATGCCAGCGATCTTCTTGGATGATGGCCCGTGTCAGCAGCTTGGCTGGACCGGTTCCCTGCAAGGCCACCAGCCCGTGCCGGGTGGGGTAGATCGCCCCGAAAGAGGTACCGACAAAGGCAAACCGTGATAGGCACGGGTAGTTCTCCTCGAACGGGATGGGGTCCACGGTGGCGTCCGCATCGTCACCTGACTTGGTGAACGATATGTTCATGCGATATGGGCGCCCAGTGGTGCCTATGAACACGTAATCCCCATAAGAGGAAATCGCCACGATCTTGTCCGGCAGCACCGAACGATACCGGGTGGGCCAGTTATGCGCCTCATGGCGCTCAGAGACGTAAAGCTCATTGCCACGGAACCCGACCAGATACCCCTGCTCGGTCTCGATAACCTGCGCCATGGGTGGCGGCAACTGCTGCTCATGGGTGAACAAGGTGCCGTACTCAAGGTCCACAAGCCGTCGGCTATCTGTGTACGTACCACCAGCCAGTGGGAGCGTTACTTCTTCAACGAGTTGGAATGTGGTGTCCGCAGGGTTGGCGACCTGATCCCCGGTCTCGAACGCCGAGCTTGCGCGGTAGATACGCACATACATGGCGTTGGCTGGCGGCGTGGAGAAATTGCCAAGTTGCCATGTCTCATCATCGTAGGACCGCACCGGCAAGGATGGTGGTGCGGGCAGGCTCTCGACACCGAACTCATCCACCCATGTGTAGGTGTACGCCCTCTGGTCTGGCCCGGCGAACTTGTGGTCCTGCAAGGTACCGGCAGCCAACCGCGTGGCTGTCAACACCTTGGTCGGCCCATGCACCAGCAAGGGCTTGGTCGCCCCGTCAACGGGGAAATACCTCTGGGGTTCGTTCGGCTGGTTGCCCTTGTGGAACAGCAGCACTTGGTCGAATGTCGGGCACCAGCCGGGGGTCGCCATGGGGATAACACCCACGCAGTGGTCGTAGGCCAGCAGGGGGCCACAGAACGAGGACGTATCATGGACCTTGTGCAGGGTCGCCACGTCCACCTGCACAGCCCGCACCGGCTCGTCCGAGAGCATGGGGGCAAGCGAGTTGTCCCGCAGCCATGTGTTATGGGCGATGGTGGCGCTCACCGGGGTAAGCTCCCGCTTGGTGAACACAGGGTACAGCCCGGAGAACTTATGCAAGTGGATACTAGGCAATCTGTGTCACCTGCACCTGCACCTTGGCGTCCGTCAGAGCGCCGCCCTGATATGCCCGGATGCGGAACTGGGTAGAGCTCAACACTTCTGTGGTAACCACCACGTCCGGGGTGTCCCCACCGGGTTGGGCCAAGGCCACGTAATTCGTATTGCCCGCATCGGCCATGTCCACGGTGTAGTCCCCGGTCCCGTTCTTGTTAACCGAGGCGACATTGGCCTCAGCCTGCACGGCGTCCGCCGCCCCGTCATACCGCAGCAGCGCATGAGCGCCACGGACAATTTGCGAAGCAAGCTCTTGGTCCACCCGCTGGTGGTCCGGAGCCTGCGCCCCGTCATAGATGAGGAATTGCGGGGTCGTGTAGGTCGTGGCCAAGGGCTGCTTGGTGAAATCTACATCCAGCGTGATGTCCCCGGTAAGCTGACCGCCACCCGTCAGGGCGTCGCCTGCTGTAACCGTCTTGGCCTGCTCGATGAGCAGGTTCTTGCCGCCTTCATAAGTGAGTACATTCTCCTCCTCGGCAGCGGGCACACTACCCGCCAGCACATCACCGGGCGAAATCTTCTGCACCACGCCTTCTGCTGTCGTGGTCGCAGGCTTCACGTCCACGGTGTACGTCTTGGTCGGTGAGTTGAACGTGACTGTAACAGGGTCAGTGCCCGCAACCACCGTGTGCGCGTTCGTAGGCGCCGCGTAGCCGGTAACGCGGCCTTGGCTGTCCACCGTGAACCCGTCATAGGTGCCCGGAGTAACGCCTGTGTTCGTAAGCTCAATGACAGGATTGGCGCCGGTGCCGGTGTTCTGAACCCCATTCGTCGCCGTCAGGGAGTTCACTCCAATACCTTGGCCTTGCAGCACGCCGACCGCGTCCTCAAGCTGCTCGAAGGCGACCTGCACATTGTTGGCCGTTATAATCCCCGGTGCCCCTTGCGGCGTATAAATGACATCGGCAGCATCAACCTGTCCGGGCGCACCACCCCCACCGCCACCGTCACAGGCACAGGGGTCAAAAGTCGGCAGAGCCGAAGCCGGCCAGCCGGGTGGGATATTCGTGAACTGCCCACGGTCGTTGACCTCGGCGCCACCATACTGGCCCGGAGTAACCCCGGTCGTGCTCATCCCCACAATGGGAGAGTCCGGGTCGGCCTTGTTCAGGTACAGCCCATCCGTTGCCGTAAGCTGGTCCCATGGGCTGGGGCAACTCTCGCAGTCGCACATCTCCTGCGGCACCGGGCCGTCAACAATACGGATCACGCACACACAGGTCTCATCCGGCCACGAGCGAGCCTGAGTACCGTCCATGGCTCTGGTGACAACCACGTCCACCCCATCGCATGAGGTAGCAACGACAATCTCGGAAGCCTGCGCGGTATAGAGTTGCAGGAACACATGGCTCGGGGCCGCCAACTGGTCGCATAAATCAGCAGTGCCCGTATCCAGCTTGAAGCTGGTGGCATCCGCCGTAATCGCCCCTTTGATATGTGACGTGAAGTCCGTAGTGATAGCCATCAGCAACCTTCCTTCGCGTTAATCACATTGGTGGTGCTCCATACGAACCGGACCTGCGCCCCCTTGGGGAATATCTGCGGCTTGGTGCCGCCGACTCCGCGATCCACCAGCATGACCTTGTCAGGCCCAACACAACCGGAGAACTTCACCAACTCCTCGTTCACTCCATCAGAGATATGAAGCTCCACCGGTTTGCACAGGTTCATGCCACACAGCTTGTCCTTGTCCTCGTCGCACAAGGGCATCACCTTGTCGCCGCGTGTCCAGCGCGAACTCAAATGCGCCACGAAAGTCACGATCTCGTCAAACATATCCGTCACCCCTTCCGGGTAATTCATCGGCGGAGCAAAGTCCCGCCCATTGCTAACAATAACCCCTTCGGTAGATACCCCGCAAGTGCGGCTCCGAAGCTCCAGCAAGAACTCCCCGCAGGGGCAGCCATCCATGACGAACCGGCCTTCATATCGTCCGGGGCACGCTTCTTGCATGTTCTTGTCCAAGCGCACATCAATCCACCCATGCTCATCGGCGTCATGCACAGGGTATTGCAACCACCAGTCACGGTCGCCCTTACGCCGTAACTCAATCACCATGCGATCAGGGTACAGCCGCCGGGGTTCATTACATGTGCAGGCTCCGGGAGGGAACAGCAGTTGCAGCGTGTCCGGGCAAATCTCAATGAGGGAGCCGGGGGGTGGGGCAAAATCTCGTGTCAGGGGCATCAGACAAACCTCGGCGCTCGCATCATCAGGGGTCCGGCATTATGGTTCTTCTGGATCAGGATTTTCTTCTTGTTCTTGCCGTTACGGAACTTGCGGTAATAAACCCCGGCCAAGCTCTTGTCATACCAATCAGATTTAGGTACCAGCATGAGAGACGCCAGTGCGCCATCCCCTATGGCTGCGGCGTAACGCTCAAAGAAGCTCTCCGGGACGTAACAGCTTCGACGGGATGGCACCACGGCCACGTCCACGGACACTGCTGCATCTTCCGCGCCACCGCCAAAAGCAGGGAAGATATATAGCTGTGAGGGAGGGTCGTAGAAGTAGCCGTGGCACCAAACTCTATCCGCATCGCAGGGCAGGTCAGACAGGGACGGGAGACAGTCCCCGTCAACGCAAACCTGCAAGACCACGTGCGGCCTGTAATTATCGGGCAGGGCGAGCTTGTAGTCGTACACGTCCTGCTGGGCATTCAGCTTGACCGTATAGGTCATGGCGTGCGTCTCCTCAGCGAACTCAATCGCCGCCTCGCGCAGATGGAACGCCGCCATTTCGTCAGGCACGTTGGGTAGGACACCTTTCACATAGATGAGAAAATCTTCCCATCCAACCATATCTGAGGGCTTCTTGCCGCAACTCATGTCTTATCCCTCCGGGCCATGTACGGATTGGGGTCGTCAGCAGGAGTACGGCCTCTCCAGTATTCAGAGTGGAACTGGGCCTCCTGATTGTACTTGGCCATTATGGACCCGTAGAAATGCTCACGGTGGGCCTTGGCGGCCTGCCGGGCAAACTCGCTCTCCACGTCCCGCTCCCAAGCCCGCATGAGCATCCAGTCCAGCAGGGCGCTCTCGTACTTGCAGGCGACATCGAGGCACTTCTTCATATGGCTGGTGCTGTGCCGCACCGGCACCTTCTGCACGGTCGCCACCACCGAGGCCGTCTCCCCAATAGGAACCGGGGGCTTTACGTAGAATACCCGATCATCGAGCTTGTTCATCGTGTAGGACTTGACTTCATAAGAAGGGGGATGGTCGTCGTGCGTTACAGGGATACCGCACGACGACCCACCGGCGAAGCAGGAGTTCTCATCCGAAAACACTGCGGCAAAATCAGAGGATACCGGGCTGATTTTACCACCGGCGATACCATCATCGAGCGAAGCTCCCCTTGGCAGGTTATAGTCCAAGGACAGCAGTGCTGTGTACTTGGAGGGGACAACCTGCCGGGCGCCTTGAACAAGGGATAGCTCCACCTGCTCGACAAACGCATCAGGGCGATGTGCGGATAGCTCGCACAACGCCTCGTTCAAATAGGTGACAAGGTCACCCTTACTCCACTGGACATGCTCATACCCCTGCTCGGTATCATTGAGAACCGCAGCAGCACGATGCACCATGTCGGCAATCGTTGTGCCTGATGCTGGCTTGCACTCCGCCACGGCTACCTCCGAACATTAGGGCATGGTCCAAATACATAAAAAGCATTGACGGAGCTATCAGGCGGCTCGGCCCGTTTCTCCGCCAAGTATTTCCTTGTCGTTGCGCTATCCATAGCCGGACGTACAGGCGCTTGCTCGTCTCCACAGGGGACCGAGGTTTTCTTGATGCCTTCATAGTCCGGGTACGGTTTCGCCATTCTCTACGCCTTGAAGCCCCAGTTGGCCTCCTCCTGTTTTTTCTTTGCCGCGTTCTTTTTGCGGGTGGCCGCAGCCTTCTGCGCCGGGGTTAACTCCGCAGGAGCAGGAGCGGCAGCGAGTGTTGTTTCAATGGCGGCGTTTATTTCTTCATCCGACACCGAGGGCACGTCCGACGCCGGTGCAGCCGGGGCAGCAGGCGTAGCAGGCGCAGGCGGTGGCGTCAGGCCCAAGGCTCGCAAGTCCTGCACTTCATTACGCAGGCGGGCAAGCTCCTCTTGCAAGGAACGGACATCGCTGATTGGCACCATTGGTGTCTCCGCAGCAACGTCTGCCGGGGCTTTGGTGTCCGGCTTGGCCTTCGGGCAAGGGACGAGTTCATACCCGCCAAGAGCCTCAAGCTCGGGCGTGTATACGTACACCATGCCGGTGCCTTTATGCTTCAAGCAACGACCAGAGTTCTTCTCAGCGAGAATACGCTTCTTGCGTTTTTCCTCACGCACACGTTCGCGGGTTGAAGTGATTTCATCAGTATCAGTCATGTTCTATCTCCCTGTAAAAAGCCCCCGGTGGCTTTCACCACCGGGGTAAGTGCACACTACGCACGGTCCATGAGCGGCTCGTAAAGACCCGCTGCAACATGCAGACCGAATTTCCGCAGGCCCTCAGCAGGGATAGCGGAGAACTCCAAGGTCAGCATATCATTCTCATCGAAGAACGCCGGCTTGTTGCCGTTCTTGGCGTACACGTCAATCATCTGGGTGTCTGATGCAGAACCATCAAGCGATGCACCAAGCGCCAGAGCGCCACCAAGACCATTGCCGCGAATGTCCAGCTTGAACTCGACGCCAGCCAAGGGCTTAGACACCTGCCATGTGATCCGCTCAAGCTCAGTATGCTTGGGCATAATCATGATGTTCAGGACATCACCCACCGCAATCGGCGTACCAAGCTCATCGAGCCGGTCGAAGAATTGGGCCAGAGCCAGCGAACCGCCAGCCATCCATGTGGACCCCCGCACCCGCTCACCATAGAACGTGTAGGTCGGGGAGAACCGGCACGAAGCAGACCGGTGGTCAGGCTGCATGTAAGCATCCTTGTCCGGCTCCACCTGCTCCAGCATGGCGTAGTCGAGGTTTTGCGTCCTCTGCCCGCCATGGAAAATGTTGTAAGTAGCCATTCTTTGGCCCTCCTATTAGTTAAAGCGGGCGTACAAGTCCAGAATACCTTCCGGCTGCACGACATCAAACCCGTAAACGGACAGGCCCTGATAGAAGTTATCCCAGCTATCAGCATCATCCTTCATGCGGGTGTTCTGGATTTGGCTGGCGAACACGGTCGCAGACTGCACACCGGCCGGGACATGGTAACACCATGCGCCTGCGCCCGGATCAAACACGCGCTCGACGTGGTTGGACACGTACACATCAAAACCAGCGATCTTGCCCGGCAGCTTGCCGTTAAGCAGCGGAGCTGAAGGCCCGTTGCCCATGATGTCCGCACGGCGAATTTCCGAGTTGAGCGCCACAGTCTCGCCGACAACCGGCAGCACCACATAGCGACCCTCACGGGGGACCGACCACTCAGACAGCACCGCGTTCAGCTCCGTCAGGACTTCAGTGAAATTAGCAGAAGTAACCGGCACCGGGTTGCCCGCTTCGCCGAGATTATACGCGCCGCTCTCAACACCGGCGTTTACGCCGCGATTGGCGATGTCCACCTTGGCATAGATGGAAGACAGGATGTCCCGGTCAATCTGTTCAGCAAGCTGTTGCGCCGCCGAGTTCAGCAGGGCCGACTTGAACATGTTCCAGTTCTGCATCTGGTATTCATCGACCTGCGCCATCTTGACGGAGAACTCTTTCGCCCGGTCAATCACCAAGGTGAAGTTCTCGGCTTCAAGGACATCATGCTTGATCTTGCCGTCCTTGATGTGATCCCGCACAATGACATGGGGCTCACGGTAGAACGTGATCTGATCGCCGCCCTTGGAAAGCTGGCCGATATAGTTGTTATTGGAGATCGCCCCAAAGATGGTGCGCTCGTGGAAACGACCGATCAAATCACTCGAAACGATCGGCGTAATCAAGTTCCCGGAATACTGCGGATAGTTCGCCGCAGCAGGAACGGCTGGTCTGGTGACAGGCATTATCGTGCCCCTCCTATATCATTAACGACCAGACCATTAGCCTCGGCCTGCTCGTACATGGACTTAACGGCCTGATACTCCTCTTGCGACACCAGTCCCTTGGTGTACATCGTCGTGTACTCCACGAACTTGGACGCCAGCAATTTCTGGCCCGTGTCGGGCAGTTGAGCAGCAGTTACCGCTGATGGAGCCGCGCCCATCGCATTCGGTTGCGACATCGCGGCCATTGTTGAGGGAGCCGCCTGCACAGGCTGACCTCCCTGCTGCACAGGGGCGTTCGGCGGCGCTTGGACCTCAGTCCTGAACTCATCAAGGATAGCCTTGATACGCCCAACATCCCTCTGTTCATACGCGACGGTAAGCACGTCGCGGATAGACTGGTTGGTGTACGGTACCTGTTTGGCCAAATATCCCTGAAACGCCGGGTGGTTGAGGAGGGTATCCTGATCCGGCACGGCCAGCGCCAAAGCGCTATTAAACGAAGTTGCCTGAGTGGTATCGACCTTCTTCTCGAAAGTCGAAGCGGTTTCCTTTAGCTGGGTCTCCAGCTTGACAATACGGTCCAGCGCAGGCTGCAACGCATCAGACAGCACAGAGTATACGATCTTCCTCAGTCCCGGCACGTGTTCGCCCAGCGCCTCTTTCTCCTCACCGGTCAGGTCCGTGTTGTCCGGGACGACCAGCAGGGGGTCAGGCGTGCCAGAGGCCGTGGTCTGCTGCTGCTGCATCTGGGCCTGCATCTGCTGCATCTGGGCCTGCATCTGCTGCATCTGGGCCTGCTGGCTCTGGATAAGAAGCTCTTGCGCGGACGGACCAGCCTGCGGCTGCGCCTGTGCCGGCGGCTGTTCGGCCTGTGCCGGGGGCTGCTGTGCCGGGGGCTGTTCCGCCTCTTGCGCGGCGAAGAAATCTACATCTACCTTGGGCTGCTCGGCCTGTGCCGGAGGCTGCTGTGCCGGGGGCTGCTCGGACTGTGCCGGAGGTTGCTGCGGCTGCTCGGACTGCGCCGGGGGCTGCTGGTTTTGAAACTGGGTGGGGATCGGGTAAACATTCGCTGCTGCGGGCATAGCGGTATCCTTTACGCTAGATTAGGGGGCGTTGCCTGTGAACGCCGCAAAAGATGACTTAACTTATCCATCGCCGTGATCTGTCCCTGTAGGCGGCACACTTCATCCATGTTGTTCGCACGCACCAGAGCAGACTTGGCCGCTTCCCTGTATGCGTGCAGCACCGTCTCCAACTCCTCGGAAGAACGGCGCTGCGCAGCGATATGAGTCAGTGTGGGTTCCATTACTTGGACTGTTTCTTGCCTCCGGGAGGACGAGCACCGCCCGTGGCCGTGCCAAAACCGGTCTTGTACGTACCGTTATTGGGCGACGCCGGAAAGGACGTACCGAACAGGTTCGGGTTAGGTGAAGGCTGTGCAGGGCCTTTTACTTTTGCCATGACTTTTTCCTTTC